GTGTCGTAGTGCTACTAAAAAACCGCCCGCCTTTTGCAGAATTGCATGAAACGCACAATGTTTGAAGATTCCAGTCATGGTCGCCACCACCTGCACTTCTTGGCACTATGTGGTCAACGGAATTGCCTTCCATACCGCACACCTGGCATGTATGACCGTCACGATTCAAAATGCGTTGTCTTATCTTTCGCCATTGTGATGTCGAACCATTGTCCTTCAATGCACTGGTCATCAGTACCAGTTCCTTTCCTGATGAAATGCCCATGCCTTGCATGGCGTTTGATAACGAACTGTTATGTATCTGATTGTTGCGTCCAATTGTCTGAATGGGTCAAGGTCACGGTAGTGCTTGGATCTCATTTGACCCAGTCCGAAATGACTACCGTTCTTGGCAGTGTATGACCACCGTGATTCTTTTGTAATTATGCGATTGAAGCATTGAAATTCTTTATAGTCCAGAATCCTTGAATGTGCATAAAGTTTCAAATGATCTATTGAATAGTTTGCTGATTCAGCTGCTGGAATGCTTATTGTTGAAAGCATTGCCGTTAAGGCAAAGACCTTGCCCATTAGATCGATTCGCCCTCGCGCGCTCACCGCCTCAGCGGCGCGCTTCAAGCGATTAGATCGTAGCGCACGTGTCAAGCAAATGAATAACTTACGCATGGCGTTGGGCGTGTCCCACACCTTTTGCACGCTTGTGGATAACTTCTGTGGATAACTCATAAGTGCAACCTATCTTCGCACTTCTTGCAAAACCAGACAACCAGACCGTCATCACGATCGTATTCATTGACCATTGTGTCCTCGTCGCAGTGACTGCAATTCATGACACCGCCGAAACCGCTGAAACTGTAAATCTTGCCGTCGGTTGCTTTGTGAATGTCTTTTGGATTGATCATTGATGACCCCAACCGTTGCCCTTGAACGAAATGCCGAAAGTTGAGTACCTACGGCTCATGTTTGCCCCGCAGCAGATTGGTTGGTTTTCGTCGTGGATTGACTTATCCACCTCAACACGGATTTTGCACACCGTGCATTCAAACTCATAGATTGGCATTGAAACTCCCTATCTGCGCAACCCCCATGACTTCGCACTTGGTGCATTGAATCACTTCCACACCTTCGGGAAGGTTGTCGGTAATCCTGTGGATCAGCTGCTTTGTGATCTTCTTGCATTTTCTGCATTCAAACTGCACTGTGTCCATAATTGCTTCTCCGTAAATTCTCGATCGGCTGAAGGTTTATTTGTGTGACCCACCAATTAGGTTGCTTGGTGTGACGGTATTTTGGACGTTTTGCCATTGCAATGGGAATCCAACCTGCAATGAAATAGTTTGGAGATTCACCCGTGACGAGAATCGCAACGTCATTAGGTCGGTCGTATTCGTGCACGACTAAATGCCCGGCAACGTACTTAGTCCAGCGAACTTCAAAATGACTGCCCACGTCGGCTTTGACTTTTCCCTTTTGTTCAAACGGATCAAATTCAATTCCCAAGTATTTTGCAACAACCCATTCACTGCCAATGCTTTGTGCGTCTTGGGCAATGAGATCATGCAATGATTTGTCCATTGAATAACCACCTTCGCGGGTTTGCCAATAATCTGTGTTTTTACTGGCTAAATGCAAGGCGGCTTCGTGACATGTAAATTCCTCTTGCCTGGTCAATTGCATTTTCATCTGCAACCTGCACAAAACCAGATTATCTTTTCATTGCGGTCATACCCCTTTTGGTAGCCGAAGGCGTCAAACTTGGTCAGCATTGAACATTTGTCGCATTGCTCGACTTTGTATTCAGCAATAACTTCGCCATTTTCCATAAGTTTGGCGGTCATGGTTTGCGGATAAATGATTTCGATAAAATCGCTCATACCTGTGGCTCCCATTTGCCAGTTGACCGCAAGACGTACCAACGCGGGCTGCATTGCGTTGCCTTTGTGCGCTCGGTGCAAAAATAACCGCCCCATGACTTTGGTGCGCCTTCATGTGATTGTTTCCAGATCATGTGCCCGTGGCTGCACTGCGGTGCTTCTTGCACTAACTCGCCGCCTAATTGCTTGGCGATTTCGTCCATTGATGAACCTAGTGAAGGAATGCCAGACTGCTCGGCTTCAGCTGCTGTTTTGTAACTTGGCACGTCGCCAAACTTTGTCGTCCAATAGTCATAATCCTTCTCAGCGTTTGCGACTTTGGCGGGTGTACGTTCGACCTGTTCCATAATCTCTTTGGTACTTCGTTCCGCACCACCCATGACCAATTGCTGGACGCGCATAATTGCGCTCGTGACTGTGTCCTCGACAAACCAGCGTTTCATGTTTTGCTGGTATGCCCCAACGTATCCGTGGGCATAATCAATGCCTGCGGGCAATGTGTCGTCATGATTTCGAAATGCTTTTGCTTCAACTAAGACATAACCCTTTTCAGCACTAAATTCGACAATTCGGGTTTCAATGCGTCCCAGCGGAAAGTTTTCCAACCAGCGTTCCAGGCGTTCACGGCTTGCTTCGTAGTTATCCAGGAATCCCATTACTTGACCGCCTTATTGGCTATGTGGCGAACCATTGCCTTACGTCGTGCAATGCCTTCACGCTTGCCCTCTTTGAACCCTTTTGCGTATCCCGCAGCCGCTGAAATGACCATAAGAATGATCACAAGCACCAAACGACCCAATGTCTGCGGGTCTAATAAGTCAACAACCATTTTGAATTCTCCCGATTCTTGGCGGTAGGACTACCACCTGACATCAGGGTGACGCATGATTGGCGCGCGGTCAAGAACCTTGCGTGTTTGTCGGCGTGTCTGACGGCTTTGGCTTAGATTTCAGTCCATTGCCAGCAAGTACGCCGCCCAATGAACCAGTCAAAAAAATTGCCAGGGTTTTCAATAGATCAATAAAGGCTGCGTCGTTGGGTGCTTGCGCCCCGATTGGCTGGGTGACAAAGATGAGCGCATAAGTGATCCCAATGGTCACGATCAAAAACACCATTGCAAGCGTCGTGCCAATTATCAAAATCAGCTGCGCGTGAATTTCTTCAGGCGATTTACGGCGTGCGGGTTTGTTGCGATTCAATTCCAAGTATGTCGTCAGTGCATGTTCCAGTCGGGACGCATTGCGGCGGCTGGCATTCTGGTTTTGACCAGTTTTCAAATTCTTGGCATTCATAACGAATCCACCCCTGATACCCGCAAGCGGACTGGGTTAGTGCAAGTGCCCAAACCAACCCAGCCGCTGCGAATCTGCGGTTCACTTCCCCGTAGAACCGAAGGCTTTGTCGTTTGGGTTTAACCAGCGCAAAATCACTGGTGCAACCGCTGCAACCCCTGCCATTGCTAGGGTCTTTGGGTCAGTAACGCCCGCCATGTATAGGGCAAGTGCTGCTGCCATGAATGAACGCGCCCATGACGCGATCAAGGCTTTGGCTTCGACCATTTTTTTGTCTCCTTCTTTGGCTTTGCAGCCGTCGTTGGTATTTCGATCTTTGGAAATTCGCCCTTATAAGGAACGAACTTTGGAATTCCAAAACCGACGATTTCTTTACCCGCGCCGTATGAGCGAACCTTTACCATAACCATGCCGCCATTGCGTTGGTCGCCTGTTCCGCTGGTGTTGCCTTCAATTGTCATGCACGTTTTTGAATCAATCAAGCCGACAACAATTCCAATGTGTGAAATGCGGTCAACGCCGTCATGCGGAAAGTCCATGAAAGCCAGGTAACCCAGTTGCGGCATGTTTGACCAGCGCTGAATCTCTTTGAATTTATGTGCGCCTTGCGCCGTGCCCACGACTGAATGAATTTTGACACCCGCTTGCGCTGCACACCAATTGACAAATGAACCGCACCAGGGCAAACCGTCAGCCTTTGTAAATTTGCCGTATTTTGTCAGGTTGTCGCCTTCTTCAATTGTGCCGACTTCAGCTGCTGCGACTTCGATCAACCGTGCATTCGTGCCGTCAGGGTAACTCAACGCAATGCCTTGATTTCTTCAGGTGTCAGACCCAATGCTTCCAATTTTGCAATTGCGGAAGCAGCCGCAGTTTCGCGGTCAATTTTTGCTTGTTCATCAGCCGCCATAAGTTTTGCAATTTCCGCGTCAATTTGAGATTGCGTTGGCGGCGTACCTGTAATTTTCTGCCATTCGATTGTTGAATAATCATTGTCTGTAAATGAAAATTCACTGTTTGGCTTTAAATTAGCAATTGCCCGAATAAGATAACTCATCATGCACCAACTTCCATAAGAATAATAGATCCGACTGCACCGTTACCCTGAAACGTGAGACCCACGCCACCGCCACCCAATGCGCTACATTTTCCTTGTAACTTGTATGTCGTCGCTGAAGTTGTCGCTGGGCTGTCTAGATAAACAATCGCGCCCGAGATTCCGACACCGTGACCGCTGTGGCTACCACTGCCGAGAACGTCATCGACGTAACCGATACCAGGTGTTTGACGATCGAAGATTTCTGTCGCACCACGCATAATTCGTCCACCATAAGAACGACTATTCTCCGAACCGTTATACATTCCGACAGCGTAAGAAATTAGAATTAGAATTTTTGAAGTGTTAACCGTTGGCGTGATTGTTGCCGTGATTGTTGTGTCAGTCATTGTTGTCGAAGCAATTGTTGTTTCAGTTGTTGTTGTGCCTTGAACGACCTGCAAAATCTTGCCGCCGCCGCCTGCAGGTGTGACCCATGCTGGAACGCCGCCGCTTACTGTTAAAACTTGTCCAGTTGTGCCAACTGCCAAACGAGTGTTTGTGTTGGCAGTTGCTGACGAATAAGCAAGATCGCCGAGCGTCGTGCCTGGTTGCAATGCCTTCAGCCGTGTGTCAACTGCCTGTCCAAAAACTTCAAAATCTGCTGGCAAATCCGTGACCAAATCGGTCGACGTGGGCATTTGGAACGAATAGTTACTAGTCGGGTTCGTCACTTCATTTCCTTTCGTTAGGCGACAATTGTCGCATTTTCCCAGTTAAGTGTCGGCGACACGCTTGACCATGTTTCAGTCACTGGTACGTCATTCCAACGCATTGCCTGCAATGAGTAGGCAAGCGGGCTAAGCAACAAAGTGACCGAAAGTTGATTGTAAGACGCCTGGAACGACCAGCCTTCGACAAAACCCTGGAACGTACCCGACGACATGTTCAACGGTAGGTTGTTAAGCGCAATGGCTTCGCCCATAAAAATGTTCAATAAGTTGTCGCGGTCTGCGTCGTCCAATTCTGGATTTGTCAGGTCAAAGCGAATTTGACTAAAAATGGGCTGCGGTTGGGCGCGTAGCGATAAATAAAAATTGGCTTGGGCAGTTGCGTCAGCTGAATTGTGCAAGGTTGTTTCAATGATTTGTGCAAGCGTTCCGTAAAGCGCAATTGAATCTGCGTCGCTGGCAGACCGTTCGCTGCTGCTGGTTGCGTCGTATTTGATCGTCAAAGAATTTCGAACGTCACCCACACGGGTTTGGATTCGAAGTCCTGCGGCGCGGGCGTGATTGGCGTCAAGATCGACGTAACCGTTTGCAGCCAGGTAATTCGTGCGGTGCGTTGAATCGGCATAACCAATGCGCCCTTGCGCGTCCTCGTAAATGTAGCCAAGTCCTGACGTCGCCAATGCTGCAACCAGCGAATAGACGTCGATTCGCTCGGACGAACGTGCCGCCAATTCATAATTGCCTGGACGATCAATTTCACCCAAACCATTGTTTTCTGCGTTTGCCCATGTAGTTGTCGGATCATAAGTTGCCCAAGTCAAAGCCCCTGGAACTTGCGCCCAACTTCCAAACAAAACTTCGCTAAGAATGTCGTAAATTTGATCGCCGTCGAATTCTTTGGAAAGAACGCCGTTCGTCAATGCTTTTGGCAAACGCGCCAATGCGCCCAATGCAGTGATGTTATAAGTCTGCGTAAAAGTGCTTGAACCCACGTCGCGCACTTCCAAACCAATGTCAACAACGTTACCGCCGAAAATGGCAACAAATGCCCCTGACGTGTCTTTGATTGAAACGCCGATTGTCGAATTGATTGAAACGGGAATTGCCGTCTGATTCACGTCTAGCAATTGAAGATTGACATAACCCGCTTGCGCTTGCTCGTAAATGTTTGTCCTACCGCTGCGAATGACCAGGTTTGCAAGAACGGCGTCGGTGTATGCAACGCCGTCGATTTCAACCAGCCAAACGGGATTCCATTGCGTCATGCGAATTGAAGGCTGTTTGCGCCGCCCGTGCCGCGATAGAATGAATTATTGAGTGTGTCCACCAAAACGCGCGCAGTACCTTCAGGGTCAGTTGTTACGCCGTTGAAATTGACGACAACGCTTGGTTGCGCTGAAGCCGCTAAAATGCCCGCAAGGGTGTTGGTGTTAACCCCTGAAGTGCCAAATGGAAAACCGCGTGTTGAAGCGGCTTCAATGCCTGCAAGGCTAGTCGTACCACTTGTGAAATTATCAAATGCGCCCGCAATGTTTGTGACCGCTTCAGCTGCTTTTCTTGCAACTACTGCAACGGCGCTAGTCGATCCACCGCCGCCACCGCCGCCACCGCCGCCGACAGTCACACCAGTAGTTCCACCACCACCACCGCCGCCACCACCAGTGGTCACGCCCGTGGTCGTCATAACGCCACCAGTTGACATTGAAAAATTACCAAGTGCACCCGTTGAAGTTGAAGCCGCACCGATTTTTGGTAAATAAGGAATGTCGGAACCTGGTTTGATGAGATTCAAACCTGTAATAACTTTATTGATTCCGTCAATGGCAGTGTTAAGCAATGGTTTAATCGCACCCAAAACCTTAGCAATGACCGTTATAACAATTTCAGCAATGTCACCAATTGCGCGCAGTTGTTGTCCAATGACTTTGCCAATAAGGGGTGCAATAAATTTGACCACGTCCCAAAATGCAGCGAATTCGTCTTTGCTATTCATGATCGCATTTTTTACGCTATCAAATACCGATTTTGCGCCTTCAAAAATTGGTTGCACGACTTTTTTGATTGTATTGCCGACGTCAGTGATTACCTTGCCAAACCCGTCGCCTTCGGTCAGGCTGAACGCCCCTGATAATGCGTTAATTGCTGGCAACGCACTTTTGTTAATAAACTGCAAAAGTTTGTCAAGAATGGGCAGCAATGCAGTGCCCACGGTTTCTTTGGCTTCATCAAATGCCACTTGAACGCGTGCAATTTTTCCTGCGTATGTGTCAGCGTTTGCAGCGGCTGCGCCACCAAACAATTCTGTCAGGCGACCTTGAACCTGCTCGAATGACATTGTTTTAAGTTCAGCCGTCGATAAGCCAACGCCCAATTTACCGAGGGCGGCAGTGTTGCCGTCGTAAGCCTTCGCAAGTGAATTGGCAATTGCTTCGACTGGCTTGCCTGTTGCTGCGCTAATGTCCAACGCGGTTGAAAGTAAATCTTGCGCCTTTGTAATGTCACCAGTCGATCTAACCAGGCGACCAAGTGCCGGGCGCAGTTCATCATCTGCAACACCAGTCGCCAATGACATTTGCAAAATTGATTGTTCAGTTGCTGCAATTTGTCCCTGGGTTGCACCCGTTGCGTTTTCCAACGCAAGTGCCAATTGTGTTTGTGCCTTTTCGTCAGCAATTGCAGCCTTGACGCCTTCAATACCAATTGCAATTGCAGCAGCACCAGCAGCCGCAGCAGCTGCGGCAAACGCCTTGCCAATTGCAACGCCTGCCTTGCCAACCTTGTCGCCAAAAGTGTCAACGTCGCCCGTGGCGGTTTTCAGCGATTTGTTAAGTCCGTCAACATCTCCAAGAATTGAAAGTTTAAGGGTGCGACTACCAGCCATCAGGTGTACTTCCTAACTATCGTGGAAAATGCTTGCTCCCATTGTTTAACAATTTCAGGTTGCGCACTTCTCAGAGTTGGATAAATAAACCAGCCGCGCGAACCGCGACCTTCACGACCTGACCAGACTGGGAATTGCTTAAATCTATTTGAACCGAATTCGTAACCGCCCCAAAGTTGTTGGGTTGTACCGCCGCCACTTAATTTTTGTGACGCAAAACCGTAGGAAATCTCACCAATTTTTGACGACTTTGAAACCTTTGAACCTTGCGCAATTTTTGGCGCAACGCGGTTTGAAGATTGATTGGCTGCTGAAATAGTTTTCTCGCGAACATAATCAGCAAGTTTTGACGTTTGCGTTTTTGCCTGTTGAATTGCTTCGTCGTCCATTGCTTTGAACGATCTTAGAATGGCGCGCAATTCCGCTTTGTCATAGGAAATTGCTTCCTTAGCCATTTGCGCGCCTTTCTAAAATCTCGATTACTGTAAGAATGTCCTCGGCTGATTCAAATTCGTTAGGCGATAGCCCCGTTGCTAGGGCTATTTCCCAAACGATTCTGCTTAGGCTTCCGACTGGGTAACTTTTGGGTTTGCTTCACCGACGATCACTTCAGCAATTGTCTCCGTCCACGCGTCGATTGGCTTGACTGGTTTCCCAGCCGCTTCACGTTTCATGGCGTGATAAGCCAGAAAAACTAAATCGGAAATTCCGATTTTTTCCTGCGCCTGGGCAATTGTGTTGCCCGTTTGCTTTTCCCATTTTACCCACTCAGGTGGGGCAGCTGTAAAAGTAGCCTGCGACCCGTCGTTGTATTCAATTGTTATTGGTAGTTTCATTTTGTCTCCCGATTGTTTGGTTTAGAACGCTTCGGCTGGTGTGCCGATAACGGTGAACGATAGTGACACTGTCTGCGCGTCTGGTGCAGTACCGCCTGCACTTGGGAACGCTGGCAGAATCTGGAAAGTAAATGTCGCGCCGCTTGCTGCGGTCAACACTGTTGAAATTCCTGTGTTTGGTGCTGATTCTGTTGCATTCCAAAGACCTTCACAAAGTGAACCAGTTGCGCCCCAATCTGCAAGCATTTCGACGTCGAACGTAAATTGGTCGTCAATGTGACGGTAAACTTTTCCGTCTAAAGTTTGGTAAGTCTCGATTGTTGGGCTATTAGATAGAACCGCGCTCGTTGCTTGGGCGTCGTAGTTATTGCCACCAATAGTAAAGGTGACGTCGCGCCCAGTTATTACTGTTGTTGGCATTTTTACTCCTTAGATTGTCTGTGTGTAATAAGTTGAAACGTTAATGTCTGCGACGAGCATTGGTGATTGACCTACTTCAAGCACCGTCGGTTTCTCAACGACCCCGACAACGTATCCCGCTGGCATTGCAGCGAGAATTCCTATGATGAGTTTCTCCAGATTGTCCAGTGACGCAGCATTGCTATTCGAAGCAACAATGGCACTGATCGCAAAATTAATTTTGACTTTTGTTTGTGACTTGCCCAGCAAAACGACTTCCATGTAAGGCGTATCGGGCACGACCACAATGGCGGGTGGGATTGGCGATTCTGGGACGCTTGGATAAATGTTGGCTGCTAGTCCTGCAAACGCGTTTGCTAAGTCTGCACGGGCTTCGGCGACGGAATTGGCGGGCACTATTGCACCACGGTTTCAACGTCTAAAAATGGCATAAGCAAGGTCGAAACGCGATTGGTCAAACTGCGTCCCATTCGGTAAGGCGTTGAAGCAAAATCGACGCCTTGAATCTCGCCACCTGCTGCAACGCGTGACTGGAAAACTTCAACGCTTACTGCAAGCACGGCTGATTCGATTGGCGCACTGTTGGCATAAATTTCAGCTGCTGAATAACCTGAAAGTGTTGCCGTTCCCGCTGGGATCATTTCGCGCAATGTAACGTTCGCGCTGGTAATTGCTGCGGTAAAATGAAATTCTTTAACGTCAACGACTGTGACGGTTGCTGAAAAGGGTGCTGGTAATCCAGCAACGACCACTGATTGACCCGCAACGAAATGATGTGCGCGTTGCGTGTAATACGTCGCGACGTTTGATTCTAGTTTGTAAGCGTTAATCGCTGAAGTGTTTGCAACCAGCATTGGCAAAATGACCGCTTCTGCAGTGTTGATAATTTCGTCTAAATAACTGTCTGGATAAAGTGAAACGGAAACGCCAAGCACACTACGCAATTGCTGCGTTGACACAATACTTGGCATTTCCGTTCCTCTCGACTGCTGCGCTACGTTCGGGAGTGACCGTAGCGCATGATTAGTTTGTTTTTGTTACGCCTTGTTATTCTTAAACGCGCCCGCTGCGATCTTCGTCGCAACTGCACCGAATGAATAAACACCGACTGTGATTGAACCGTCAGCGGTTGATTCTGCGCGCAACTGGTATGAAGTTCCTTCGTACCATGTGTAGGCGTCTGGGTTAACAACCAAGATCGTTCCGTCACCGTCGCCACCGTTTGTTGGGTCAACGTATAGGTTCAAGCCCGCGACGTTTCCTTGAAGTGATGTTGGCACTACTGCGCCACCAGCGTTCATTGGATTTGAAGCGGTGTAAATTGGACGACCTGCGTCGTTCAAGCCCATGATGTTTGACCACTGACCTGTTGAAACGATCATGTTGCGTGCAAATGGATTTGCAAGACCTGCGGTTGCACCATAAACACTTGCTGCACCGCGTGCGGTGATTCCAAGTAGTTCAGCCGCCGTTGGGTATGTTGCAACTGTTGTTGCGTCAAGTGTTGCGTTTGAAATTAAAATGCCGTTGACGTATGAGTTTTGCGCCTTAGCCATTGCAGCAACCATGTTGCGAAGAAGTTCGTCGTAGAACAATGGTGACGTTCTGGTGAGAAGTTCAACGCTGAATTTTTGTTGTCCGGCAAACTTCTTGACGTCCACGCTCAAAAACGCAGAATTTTGGTCTGTCTCATTGAAGATTGCGTCTTCGGCTACAACTGCAACTGTTGGTGCAACTGTGATCTTTGGAATTTCAAATGTCATTCCAGCGTCAGGCAATGCACCGCGAGAAATCGCGTCAATGCTTGGGCGAATTGTTGTTGATAGTCCGTTGATGACTTCAGTCAACTGACGTGTTGGAACAAGTCCAGCGTTGTCTGTTGTGTTGTCAGCTGCCAAAACGTATTGACGCGCTGATTCGTCGCCTGTTGCAGCAAGAACCTTGTTTTCTAGGTACTTTGCAGCAGTGATTTCAATGCGTGGTGTTGCTTTCCAACCACCCACGGCGTTTGATTGTGCGGTCACTGACTGTGCGGCTTCTACCGTCTCGACGGTTTCCGCGTTTGTGACGGTGTTGTCCACTTCGTCTCCTTCTGTTGTTGGTGTGACTTCAGGTTCGATTGTCGAATCTGAAACTTCATTTTC